TCTGCCCTGAGCTGTTATCATACGTCTGAAGGATGTCGCCTTCGAGAGTGTAGATGTCCGTACCGATCAGTTCCTGTTTGAATGCATAAGGGAAGTTCGGATTGGACGGATTGAAGACAGCAGTATAGACCCGCATGATCTTCATCAGGTCCGTCAGTTGGTATTCCTGTTGGTAAGACACCAGGGGAATATTAAGCGTCGCTTGAGGAAAGTCTACCTCAAAGGCGAGCTGATTCTGGGCACGAGTAGCCAATTGGGCTACATCTGCCGCAGTGAACCTCTTGGTAGAGGCTTCATCCATCATAAAACGGAAGGTATTACTAATTAACCCGAGATTCATACGCTAATTATACTACGGTTGTCTTCTTTTTCCTAGGAGCCTTGACTACAACAGGAAGTTCCACTCTCATGGGTGGAACTTGCTTCTTTTCAGTCGTTTCCTTACGGCAGGGTATGAGATGGAGGAGACTCATTAGTCTAATAGCAGTACGTTAGTGGTTCCCGTGATCGGAGGACCGCCAACAATAGGAGCTGCAACCGCTCTGAGAGCAATTGCTTTGGCTTTGAAGTTCAGGATGTTTGTTCCAATGACGTTGGTCATTGGATTAGACCAAGAGGACGAAGCTTCAGTGGACGGTGAAGGGCACAAGAACCAGACGGGGTTAGCAGACACGCCTGCCGCAGTGTCGCGGTCAGTTGTGAAGTACATCGTGATCATTAAGCCTGTACCGCTGCCACCTAGGCCGATTGTGAATTCGTTGCGAGTACGGATCAATGAGTAGTTCGAAGGCCAGTTGCCTGGGGGCGACACGTAGTAAAGCAGAGGACCGGAGTCCCCTGCTGCCGTGAACGAGACAATCGTTTGTCCCGCCGCGTTGCCCATTGTTGAGTTAGAGCCTGCCATTTTAAGCCTACAGAATCAGTTGAGAGAGTTTGAATGGCGATGCAGACTCGCCGCTCTGCTCGGGATGAATGTCGTTAGGGACGCCCCAGACGATGACATTCAGGCCACCAGCGACTACGCCGTCTGCGGAGAAGCGAAGGGTCAGCTCAGCTAATGTCGGCCAATTTGCGTCGTTGTTCTCCAGTGCGTAGATCGTGCCACCTAGATCGGCTTGGCTTGCATTGAAGAGCGGGAGCACGATGTCAACCGGGAACACTGCTGAACCGGCGGCAGCTACTAGTGATGGCACGATACCGATTGGGGTTGTGTCGGTCTGGGGGACGCCTGGAAGGGCTCCGGCGACGCCTGCTACCATCGTAGCTCCGCTTCCCAAGGTGATGGTACCAGCGACGCTAGTCGTTGAGACCGTGATGGAGGGAGTAGCAGTGCTGTAGGCCAGGGTTTGAATGACAACTTCTGCGCCAAGTGAGTTCGCGCGGTACAGAGTGTTGAAGCCGGGGTAGATGTACGGAGTGACAGTGTCGAGGGTCTGACTGTTCATGTTGGAGGCGAAAGCTTGACCGACGAGCTGAAGGCTAGAGTCTCTCGCGCTTACGGTGAAGGTGTAGGCAATTCCCAGGATCGTGACAGTGATCTTGTCGTTCGTAGCGAACGTGCCGCCGAGGGTGAAGTATGCGTAGGATGAAGCTGCTCCAGCTCCCTCGTATGCGCCGACACCGGACGAGATGTTGAGGGCCATTTTACCGGCAGCGAAATGTCCACCCGTCGGAACTGCGCCGTAGGTGGCAGAGTAGAAGTTACTCATTGTGTAAGAGATATGCGTGATCTTGTAGTTCAGACCGAGGGGATTGATTGACTGAACAGCCGCAGTCGTCTGGGCAGCAGCAGGAACTATGATAGGAGTAACACGAATAGGAGCCCAGGCATTATACTGAAGCGAGTCGGGCATGCGATTCTTGGCCTGGATCAACTTAGACATTTAGACTCCTCATAAAGCGATTGATTTAAGCATAACACAATGCACACATAAATAAAAGGCCCTCCTTTCGGAGGGCCTTGATTACTTTGCTTTGATTTACGCGCCTTGGCTTCCAACCACGCCTCTCGCATCGACTGTTCCCCACACTGCGCGGAACTCGGTCGATTGGAACATGTTCTCCGACTGTTCGTCCATCCATGAACGTTGCTCATCCCACTTCACTGAAGCGAAGACTGAGTGTGAATCTTGGCCAGGCTCACCTTTGCCAGCAAGCACGAACCACGGGAAGGGACCGCCAGCTCCGGCCGTCAAGTAGACGACAGGCATTGGGGTGATCGAACCGGCAACTGCGTTGATACGGTTCTCGTTCGAGGTCGGGTAGTAGCTGGAGGAGAGAAGCTCTGACGCCGTCTGTTGAAGCCCTAACGGGAAGATCAACTGCGAAGGCGTTCTGTGGGTGATAAGACCACGGTCATCCGGGATGTTCGCCATCAGGATGTACGCTTGTTGGAGCGTTTCGACCGTCAACGAGACGGCACCGAGGAAGTTGGAGTAGCTTGTCACTAACGGCTGAGCTGACGAACCCTGAAGAGGATGCGCGTTGCTGCAGAGAGGTTGACCGTCGGCGAGCGGAATAGCCGGGTTGAATGCGAGATTAAAAACGTTCCGAAAGAGGAACTCTTTTGTCTGGTCGCTTGAATAGCGAAGCAAGCCAGGAAGTTTCGGGATGATCCGTTTCGCATCTTCGCGCATCATGATCTTCGTAACTTGGTACTTAAGAGCATAAGACACGTAAGGGAATAAGCTGACGAGACCTTCTTTGGAAGCATCAACGGCAGCCGCTTGGCCTTCCGTTAACTCATCCAAGACGCCGAAGCCAACCAAGGACATCATTTGGAGGTATCCGTGCGCCGGGTCGCCTTCATACGAATTGAAGACTGACGGGTAACGCAGGGGCTCTGTCGGAGTAGAGTTCGTATAGATCTTATTAAGCTGCTTCGTTTGAGCTTGAAAATAAGTCCTTGAGTTGACTAAGTTAGACACTAGAATTATTCTCCGATTATCACAGCGAGCGAAGCAACATTGAACACTACGCGAACGCGTGTTCCGAGGTTTCCGACATCATCGCCGGGGACTGCGAAAGGCCCGTTGACCTTACCAGTGATGGTAGCAACGAGATTCGAGAGTGTAGGATCTGCAACGTAGAAGCCGGTCGTCGGGTCGATGTTGAGACCAACGGGCGAACCGAGGTTTACATGTTGCGTTCCGCCTGAGACCCAACCAGTTGTCTTCGTCAGGTTGATCGCGCATTCGATTCCGTAACCGAGTGTCGCAACAATCGTCTGTGACGGGGAGAGGGGAAGAAGTCCGCCAACCTGCGAAACACCGAAGACGTTCTGGAGCTGCTGATTCCCTGGGGCAATCGGCGGATTCAGGATTCCTGCGTAGTTCGCATTCGAGTCATGCTGCGCGAGACCAACGATGTTCGTCGCGACATTGACTGCCGCAGGGACGATACCGGGGGTAACGAGAGCAGATCCGCCGAGGAGCGTAGCCGAGGTGGCAACCGCTTCGCCGGTGACTGAAGTTGTCGAGATAACCATTGTGATCGCGTTGCCGCCGACACCGGAGGTGTTAGCAATCAACAAGATCGCTTGACCTGGAGGAGTTGGGCTAGGAACGATCTGGGCAGTGACCAAGGTCGTTGCCGTATTCGTATTGATTGAGAGGACCACTGCCGCGAGAGCGTTAGCTAAGCTCGTGACCGGAACAACAACCGCACCAGCGCCATTGATGTTATACGTGATCGTGTCGCCAGCGACGAAAGTACCGCCGAGGACGTAGAGACCTTCAGCTTGCGTGCCGGTTGAGAGAACAACAATCGCGTTGTCCTGGCAATGAGCGGCAGGCGAGAAGTTCGCCACGGGAAGCGCCCCGGTGAAGCCCGATGGGCTGAACGCTAGAGGAGCTTGCGCCGGATAGACAATCGCTGCCATTTAATGCTCTTTCAAAAAGAAAAAAAGACTGTATGCTTATCATACAGTCTTTGTAGGTGGATTGTCAACGAATTACTTATTGCGAAGATCGTTTACTTCACAAGATGCGATGACTCCATCGCCTGCTGCTCTTTGCATGTTGTTCTGAAACTGCTGGAAGGAGACGTTATTGACGGTACGGTCGATAGCTAACTTCTCGCGCCACTTATACATTTCGGCTACTGCGCGAGGTTGAACTTCCATAAGGGCTACGTCATAGACGCAAACTAAGTCGAGCGTGGTCATCTTGTGGGTGTAGAGTGGGATATCTGTATCGTCGATGCATTCTTCTAATACTACTGGACGATAGGCTCCCGAACGAATCTTACCCATAACTGAGGCTTCTTTTTTGTAATCAACCCAGGAGTACATGCAATCAGGACGGGGGTTCTTCATAAACTTCTTGGGGTCTGCGAAGATCGACGTATGATCTTGCGGGATGTAGGTCTGATCAACTAGTGAGTTATAGTCAGCGAAACGTCCGTTAGGAAGGGCGACTCTAGTACCGAGGGTAGTGTTGATATTCGCCTTGTTGATCTTGTTGCTCATGACTTCATGAACAGTTTTTCCTGGGATTGGAAGACTCATGAGATTCCGCCTTGTCCATCATCGCCATTGATGACTTCCATAATTTGTGAGTGATTTAGACCATTCTCGATACCTAGATCCCAGAATGCCTTTTGGCCCTTGGTAAGTCTGATCTGTGATGCTTTAGCGCCCGATGAACGGGGGATGTTGTCGCCTGCTGAGTAGGTCGGGATACGCGCTTGCGGCTTATTCTGTCTTTTCTCTAGTGCTGCTCCGCGAGCAGCATGCTTGAGAATCTCTAACTGCTTGGAGAGCATTGCGGGATTGACGTTAGCCATGTCCGCATCGCTGATCTGACCGATAAGTTGATCGAACTCTTCGCTTTCATCTGAAAGGAAACTAGCACCTTTACGGTACTGATCTATAGCGAATCGTGTAGTCTGTCCAGCAACAGGGACCATAGAGCGGCGAGCTTCCGCGACAGCCTCGTTCTTGGCCATCTCGTACAGGTTAAGCATGGCTTCGGCAGGGTCACTGAGGTAAGCATTCTGAAGTTGTTCCTTT